GGTTTGTATTGCCGCCCTGTCCACTTGCTTCCATAAACGCTTCCATATCATCATTATTAAACGCTGATACAATTGCATCCATAGTATCGATATTTGCAACTTCTGTCCCTGATTCCATGATTTTCATGCTCCTTAATTTAGGGTTACAGATAGATCTTACAGATCCACTACTTCCAAGTCAAGCCAATTCTTACCTATTTTTAATTCAATCTCAACAGGCATATCATATTCAACTCCGTATCGGTTTACGCTTTCTGTAGGCAGCGACAGCATTGCGTACTCTAACAGTTTGATACAAGCGTCTTTTTCATCAGGGTGTACATCAAGCACAATAGAATCGTGTACCGTGTTACAAATAACTGACTTAAGTTCTCTGGTTCTCATCATCTTGCTCAAGCGAACAAGAGCAGTAGGAAGCAGGTCAGCGGTAGCAAAACCCTGAACAGGATAGTTGCATATTGCTGTACGATTTGTGGCTGTACCCCACTCTGTCCACCGCGCAGATGGGAAAGCATACTGCCTACCACTTGGAAGGGTGATCTGCTTCGTTTTAACGGCCTCTCGCTGGAGCTTGTCATGCCAGAGGGTAACTCCTTCATACTTTTCTTTAAAGGCTCTGTAGTAGCGTTGTTGGGCTGTTGTTCCGGTGGTGCCACCATATAGAGGTTTGAAGGTATGTGCCTTTGCTTCTTGTCGGCTGCATCCGATAATATTAGCAGTATACTGGTGAACATCTGTACCCTCACTTACATCCACATACGCTTGACTATCCTTTGCAAGGAAGCCAGCTACCCTAAATTCTAGTTGCGAGTAATCCCCCTCAAGTATAAACCCACCCTGAAAGCGACTCTCGACAACCTTGCGTATAGCGAAGGTATTTCCACGTGGCATATTCTGAAAGTTAGGATTGCGGCTCGAAAGGCGACCCGTCGCCGTAACACACTGCATGAACTCTGGATGGATGATACCATTTTCATCAACATTGTTTTTCATCCCTTCTACGAAAGTATTGAGGTAAGTTCGTAGGGCGTTGTATCTGATGTAGGCAGTAGCAAATTCTTTTGCGTCACCTGACAGTTCGATAGCCCTATCTTCTAGGGTAGTCTTGTCAGTCTTGAATCCGGCAGCAGCAGTATCGTAGGGATCACGAGGTACAACCTTAAATCCGGCAACCTCTCGTGTTGGCATGTAAACTACACCCGCACCATTACACGCTTTGCAAATACGCAATGCTTTACTGGGTTCACCATTCTTATTGACGGGGCGTACCCTGCCAAAACCAACACACGTAGCACACCTACTGCCGACTGTCTTGCGAACCACTTCTGTCATGCGGCGTACTGTAGAAGCAAACACAGTCTTCTTCATTCGAACACGCTGCTTTGGTTTCATAGTGGCACCACGCATCTCGTGACCCAAGTTAAACACACGCGACCACTCCTTCTTATCCACGACCCTGCGTGAGTACAAAAGAATGCTGCGATCATCTGGGCTGGCAAGATTGATGGGAGTGTCCCCCATTGCTTCTCTCGCCATGTCATTCAGGCGTATCTCTAGTTCTTCTAGCTCTGCCTGAAACTCTGTCTCAATTTCTTTTAGTGTGGTTAGGTTAACCTTAAGTCCGTTACGCTCTATCTCAGTGAGCGTTTCGGTCATCTCAAGCGAAAGCCTTAACGTCGGTAGTAAAGTCCGTTCCATAACATAGTTCCTTAAATGTAGTGCCAAAGGCATCAAGCTGTTTCAAGGCCACTTCTTCTGTGGCAAGTACGTCAGCTTTTCCGTACTCTTCTACTATCTCCCACGGTATGTCGTAGAAGGTCTTGCCGTCCTTGAGGTACGGCGCAACGAGGTCTTTCTCTTTTTGGGTGACGTTATACTTTTCTGCAACAGCAGCAAGTCCAAGAGACCAACGCTGGGCTTTTGCCAGAATATATTCCGCAACCATCGTATCATAGACTTCTCCATCATAAACAAACCCACACTCTCTGATCCATGATAAATCAAACTTGATGTTATGTCCAACAATCATATCGGCCTCATCAAGTGCTTCTTGAAACAACTCAGGTGCAAAGTCGTGGGGTTCCCTGTCTGCATGGTAGTAGCAGTGGTAGTGTACGTGGGGGGATGACAAACGCTTGTACCCAATAGATACAAGGCGATTACCAAAATAGGGCAGGGCTGTTGTCCCACCTGTTTCTTTTTGTATGTGGGTTGTTTCCACATCAAAGGTTAGTACGTTCATTGTTCGTTCCTTTGGTTCTTACTGTGAACTGAGTGACAGTTGGCACACAACACACGGCACTTTCTTATTTCCTTAAACAGAGTTGATATATTAAAGTGACGCATGTTAGATACAGAGTCTACCTTAGTTGTTGTGTCTATGTGGTCAAAGTGTAACGCTGTTGCATTACCCCTGTACCCACACACCTCACACCCTTTGGATGTTTTGTAGATGTCTAGCCAGCGTCCCCTAGTTTTTCTTAGTCTGCGGTTACGCTCAGTGTTTCTACCTGTCATTAGTAGTAGACTCCACTATTGATGTCAATCTGTGCATTGATCATGCCGTGCCATCCGTTGAGTTTGTTTTTGGATACGCAGATATGTCTAACTGTGTTCTCTACCTCGCTTGATCCTGTCTTGCCTATGCCAATGATAATGTCAGCCTCACCAGCCTTACCAGTTCGTGAGTTGTCAAGCATTGAGTAGTCAATCCACTGCCTGTCGTGTGCATCGTAGCTTGCCTGACTAACAGCCCATAACAGTAGTCTGTTTCGTTTGGCTATTTCACGTGCAACAACGTAAGTTTCCTTGAGTCGTTCATCCCCACGATTGTACTCGCCGGACACACGAAACTTGTCAAGCTGATCACAGAACATAACGTCTGGAGTGTTTAACTTGGCATACTCATCTACCTCTTCAACAGATGTACCCACCGAATCCATGATAGTCAGCAGTGGTGCTATCTCTTCTTGGTAACGATGACCTAAAGAGACCCGTTGCTCTACCATCTGCTCCCGTGTCAACTCAAAGTAAGACTGAATAATACGCAGCTTAATCTTTGGGGCTGGCTCTTCGTTAGCCCAATATGTTACCTTAAAACCCTGCTTGACGTATGATGCCGCAAGAAAACAACAGAAGGTAGTCTTACCTACTTCTGGTCTGGCAAACAAGATGCCCAAGTTACCCCGATCAAGACCTGACACATTCTCTGCAATCAGGTCAAAGCTGAAAGGGAAGTCAGGATCACCTGCTTCCTCTTCCAACAGCATGTCCAAGTCAGACTCTACCTTAGTATAGGTAGTTTTGTCACTGATGCGTCCGTCTTCTACTGTGTCAATCAGTCTGCGTAACTCACCAAATTCCTCACTGTCACCCGTAAAGATGTCAATTGCTTTCTCACCAATTAGCCGCGCACGATCACGCAGCCAGAAGTTGTGTACCAAGTCAAGATGTAAGTCAGCATTGTCAGCGTTACCAACATCAAGTGTGGCTATCGTCTCATGCACCTTGTTGCGAGTTGCTTCCGGCATAGCCGGATTGCGATCATTAAACAAACTGCTAAGTTCGGACTTGGTTAAGTCCTTTGCATACTTTGTGTGAGAAAATGTCAGTGTGTCAAATATGTCACGCATCTCTCTGTCAAACATAGACCTGTCAATAATGTTCTTTACGCGACCAAAGAAGTCGGCGTTAAGACAGAAGCCTAGTATTTGTTTATCTATCGATACGGTTTCGTAAGAAGTCATCTCTTTCGTCCTTTGTCATGTTCTTTAAATCACGGGGTAACACCATGAGTTTGGTTGGAACTACTCTACATAGGGTTTTTACCATGTCAATTGCTTTGTCAGTTGCATCTTTGTCAAGGGCAACATAAATCTTCTGGTAATGAAGAAGTTGGGGGATGTACTCTTGTAGTAGCGAGGTTCCTAGTAGTGCAACTCCTGTTACCTTATCACTAATTGAGCAAGCACTTCCGCAATCTTCAACGACAATGGCTTGACTACTATCACCCACAATAAAAGGCTTTCTACTATCCCCATAACGATACCATTTTGAACCTCTTCCATCAATTGACCTACCTACCGCATCAACAACTTTGTTGCCATCCTTAACAAGAAAGACGACACGGTTTCTTTTGAAATCATACCGAATGTCAGCCCGACCAGACAAGTACGCATCATAAGCATTTACAGATCGAACATAAAGTTCGGCATCTAAGTTACGGGAAAGACTAACAAAAGTGTCGGGCATCTCGTAAGTGTTACCAGTACGGGGAACAGACGCATTAGTCTGTGACCTAGACAGGGCATGTTTCGCAAAGTCTTTTGTCAGAGTAATGCCAGTTCTACCTGACACGTTACAGTCAGCGTGAAAACAAAACCACAGTCGTTGCAGTCCGTCATCACTTACGCTAAATGTATTCTTTCTGGCACACACGGGACAGTCGGATCGGTAACGACCCAGCGGTGGTATGTCCAGTGACTCTACATAGCCTTGTAACCAAGATGGTGATTTCATGCCATGTCGATAACACGCCAAATAAAATCATGTCAACACCTATTTTTTGGTTGACGGCTATTGACAGGGTGTGTTACCTATTACGTAACCTACCCCTTAAGGGATACCCTATTATGAAAGTATATAATAAAATCAACCCCATAGCAAAGATACTAAGGGATAAGAAGTATAGTAAACAAGTTATCCCCAATAAGAAGAAGTCTAACTTAGATAAACTATCTGAAAAGGAAGCACGGGATGCCAAGACCAAACAAGATACTTGAACCCACCAAGACTTACAATCTGTTAATGAAGGAAGAACAGTTTGACAAGCTTGCTTATGTTGCACATCAAATGCAAAAGACATCACTTGAACAGGTTGCAGTTGCTGATCTGATCAGGGAATCTCTAGACATATATGTAGAAGCTTATGAGGAAGAACATGGAATCATTAAAAACCCAAAAACTTGAATTAGAAATTGTCAGACGAAGTTACGATGACAGGTGGATTGTCAACGCTCCTATATCTTCTGTTCGTATTGGGGAGACAGACAAGGACGCAATCAAAAGAAAAGACTGCGTAGATTACTTAATGTCATTGTCTGTTTTTGTCGGAAAAAGTGAAAATGAGTGTCGTTTGTGGGTTGACAGAAACAAACAAACACTGGTAAAACTAGGGACACCTTACGAAGTCGCTTAGTAGTAAGGTTGAACAAGGGGAGTGGTTACCCCTTGTCCTTTCGTTGGTTGGTTGAAGAGCGGGGCTAGATTCATTTCTAGTCCCGTTTCTTTTTTTGTTGACACCCCTGTTTGTTTCCGATATTGGTTACTAATCAACTGCCAGATAGGAGAAACCAGATGGCTGAACGAACTTGGGAAGTTAAGGTAGAAGCGACGACAACTCGCGAAGTTATTGTCCACGCTGACACAGAGTACGAGGCACAGATACAAGCCCAGATAGATATGGTGGGCTTAGTCGGTGGTGAAAATACCAAAGTATTAGCTGTTAAGGAGACAACCGATGATTAAGACCGACAAAGTATGGCTGCAACTAACACGCACAGAGGCTAACGCCCTGATGGTGATGCTCGATTCTGAATTTGAAAACATGGAAGGACTTGACATACGAGACTGGGAAAACCTAGACTTGGTTGCATACAAGATACTAGCCTTTCACAAGTACAAGACATGGTACATGGAGAATTGCGATGAGTAAGATGAGCGACTGGGCAATCCAGCTAGAGGATGACTTCTGGGACACCGCAAACAAGTTGGTTGGTGGCTGCGAATACTTTGGGCAGTTTGTGCAGGAGATGCAGCCCCACCGCGACTGGCTAGGCACACACAACGACCAAGAATATTGTGAAAGGTTGCGGGATGCGTGGGACAACTACTGGAGTGACAAACAATGACAAGCGCAATCACACCACGCTATCCCAATGCGGCAAGTGATCCGCGCCTAATTAATGTCAACGATCAACGAAAAAAACTCAGGGAAATTGTCACTGAGAAAGAATGGCAGGGCAAGAATGCTGACGCAGAAAAATGTCAGATAAAAATATTGTCAGCCGCATTACAAGAAGGCCGATCTTACTATCCTGCGTTTTAGTCATCGGAGATTTTGTCAGTGGATAATGTCAGCCCAAATATTGTCAACCGCGTAGAAAAGAAAACTACCTTAAATCCTACCTATCGTTGTGATGGTTGCGGGGAACCGGCGATGGTTTATGTGAATGTTTTGTTTTATTGTCCGAAATGTTATCTAAAAAAACAAGGGCAGCAAATAAAGGGGCTTGACCATGCCGGTTATTATCCTTAAAGGTAGGTAATCAACAAACCAACAAACCAACAAAGGAACCCGAACCAATGAAAAAGGCAGATAAAAACAAACCAGCCGTGACCATGTATCCCAAATCAGTTAAAGTTTTATCTGATTATTCGCACAAGGTCTTGAAGCAATCCAAGAATGCGAAGCTTTCAAAAGATAAATTGCCGGTAATCAAAAAGGGCAAGTTCAAGGGCTATGTGATTTATACCTTAACTTTGCAGGAAAGAGCCACCTGTCCCCGCTCGTGCTATCATTGGGATAATTGTTATGGTAATAATATGATGTTCGCGCACCGGTTGCAGCATGGCAGCGAATTAGAGCAGCGCATAAAAGATGAGATAGAAGAATTATGCGCCACCTATAAGGGTGTCATTGTCCGGCTGCATGTATTAGGCGACTTTTATTCTGTGCCTTATGTTAACCTGTGGCAGACCTTATTGTGCAAATTTGAAAACTTAGCTATCTGGGGTTTTACTGGCCATAAACCAAATAGCCCCATCGGGCTTGCTATTCGTGCGGTTCACAATTTTATTGGTGATAGGTTTTCCGTCCGTTTCAGTAATGCGCCAAAGTTTAGGTTTAGCGCGAATAGTGCCGACCTGTTCAAGCCAGTTAAAAACAAATCAATTGTTTGTCCCGAACAAACCGGCGCGGCAGAATCTTGCGCGACTTGCACCTTGTGTTGGTCTGCACCGAATAAACAAATCCTGTTTGTTACACATTAGGAAATAATGTCAGGCCATGCTTTATCAGTTGGCAAATATTGTCAGTCTATGCCTGAAAATTTTGGGCTACCATGCCGGATTGGTTGTTGGTTTTCCACTGGCGGGGGTAGCAGCGGACAAGTTGAGTCGCGGGGCTTGTCCAAATGGGGCGGGGCGGGATTTTTCCCGCCTCGTTTTAACTTAGGTAAATTAGTTGTTGACCCATCCGGCAGCGGGTGCAATAACAGTTGGGCGGGGTTGTCCCGCTAACCAATAGAAGGGAACATTTAACCATGTTTGATTTAATACCAAACGAAGATATAAGAGGATCTTTTACAGTAGAGCATAACGACCCATCAAACATTGACTTGTTTGTTAATCGCGGTTCAGTCAGGCGGGTGCCAATTGATGCCATCACTGAAGAAGCCTATGACGATTATTCTCTGTGCAAGGCAGAACGTATGCCCGATTATTCAGCCCTACAGAATACGGCAACCGGTGCAATCCTGAACACTAGGCCAATTGGAAAGACTTATAACCTAGTGCCG